TTTTTGCCAGTTTTGCTTGCCATGCTTCTGTTACCAAACTAGTAGTATCGGTCAATTGTGCTAAGTCAGTTGGAATATCTGATAGTTTTGCAATTGCAATTCCTGAAACAGTTGTTCCATCATGAACAACCAGTCTATTAGTTGTAGTATCAAATGTTAATTCGCCTTTTTCACCAGTGAAAGTTGAATGTTCTGCAGTAGTACCGCGTCTAAACTGAACTGTATATGCCATTATTTGTATCTCCAAAGATTCTTTTATATGATTAACACTATCATTTATAGTGTTGTAAATTACTGTATTGCTTCCTATTATTTATCAATCGTGACAAACGAAAAAACTGCGAGTAATACTCGCAGTTCAATTTATATTATATTATTTTAAAAATAAAATATTCAATTTCATTATAATTCTACATTTCTTCCTGCAGGAAGAACTCTCTGTCCCATTTGCAATCCATGCGTCTGGCAGTAATACCATAATGGAAATTTAGCAGGAGTAGGATATGTAAATGTTACTTTTGCATCAGCACTTCCCGGTGTTCCGGTAGCAACAACTCCTTGAGTAAATGCTGTCATTCCAGAATTATCAGTAAATCTAAATGGATGACCAGCGTTTGACTCTTCGCTTACATCAAATATATAAACTGTTCCGGGTGCCATATATACTATGGGATTTGCAGTAAACTCAGTTTCGCCAGCAGTTACATTCTTTAAGAAAAATGTAGGAGCATTTGTTCTTGCAGTTCTTCTATATCCACGTGCAGGAGCAACTTGAACTTCATAGTTAACAACAGGTGCTGATATAGTAGTATCAATTGTTGTTCCTTGTTTTGTAAATGAGTGATCGCCAAGTTTTGCATCATTATCGGTAAACTCATTTACATCTGTTTTTATATCACTGTGGGCAGCAATATAATATCCGCCTGGCGTTACGCCATCGTGTACTACTAATCTTTTAAGATCAGTATCTACTGTTATCTCACCTTCAGCGCCAACAAATGTTTTATGCTCAACAGATGTGCCTCGGCGTAATTTAACTCTATATGCTGGCATATATAATCTCCAATATTTATTTTTACGTTATGAATTGCCACCACGTGCTCTTGCAATAGCACGATTTTCTTTGCGGCGTTGTCCCCAAGATTTACTATTACTTGTACTAACAGCAACGGTAATATCACCAAAATCATGATCTTCAATTATTTGATTATCAGTTATAGAACCCATTGAAGTACTTTCCCCAACCGCAGATTTGCCGCTACCAGTTTCATTCTTTCTCCAGCCTACACCAGCATCTTCGCTTACCACATCATCTGACACGCTTCCTCGATCTAAAAAAGATGTTAAGTCAATTGATTTTTTAACCACAACATTTTTCATCTGTGTGACCATTGATTGTGGTAATCTTAAACCTCTATATGTTGCCATTCTATATTCTCCAAACTATAATATATCTTGTCGTTTTTTTAGCAAAATTAATGCTTCACAAGTATTTATCGTAATATCTGATATCAAAAATACGTATTTTAATTATCGTCTTTTATGTTAAAGTCTACCATTAACGCTTCATATATTTCATCTTCGTTTACAGAATACTCAAGTGGGTTATCGCCCCTACTTGGCTGGATTGATTTTTTTTGTCTAGAGATGGAATTAGCAGTCTTTTTAGAAAAATCATCTAAATCTAATTCATCATTTGCTGCGGTTGCTCTATATTCTGCTTCGGCATTTAATGCTTCAACATCATTATCGCCACATCCACATGACCCTTCACCACAACCACATCCAGATACAACTGGGGTAATTTCAACAGTCTTGCCTGCAAGTGTTAGCATTCTCATTAATTCTTCTGGGTGCTCAGTACTCACATTTGTTGTAGTAACGGCTTTTCCGTTATTATCAGTAACAGTTAAGTTATAATGTTTGCTCATTCTTCATCTCCTGATATAACAGATTCGCTTGATTTTTCATCTGTATCCATTTGATCCGGTGCCGTATCTTTTTTAGGATCAATACTTAGTTCATTCTCAACAGTTACTTCATCTCTTTTACTAAGAGATTTTAGGAAATTATCAATAAATCCTCTGCCGTAATTTTCGCCATTATCGGATTTGTCATCATATTCAGAATCTAGAAGTGCTTTCTTATCGTCAGTATCTTCCACTTCTTCAGTTGGTTCCCATCCTTCAGGATGAACAGCGATATGTGACATATTCATTTCTAATAGATCGGATAATTGAACTCGCAAAATATCTGCAGATATAGGATATCCAGTTTTAATTTCTATCTTTGAAACTTTGGTGTTGCTTACATCGTCAGAAAAGAACAATGGATTTTTGGTAATAGGTGTAGTTGATGTACGTGATATAGAAATCAAGTCATACTTACCTAGAAAACGTTCAATACGATTTACATCATCTTCATTCAATTCTGCTGCGAATCTCAAGGTTAAACAACATTCCCTTGTAGACTCTGTTAAATATTCTCTAAAACTTTTCATTGGTCTCTCCAATTTATACTCTTATTTATCAACATTTGAAGAATCTTTAACATTTGATATTCTTCTTAGTAATTCATTTCTATCTATGACAACTGATCCAGAACCATCAATTTCATTATCACCAGACTTTTGCTCTTGCTTCTCAATCTGATGTTCCAGTTTTGCTTTCTGCATCTGTAAATTAATCATCTTTAATTTTCTATCAACTTTGCTATCTTTTGCTTCCATCGCAGTCTTCAACATAGAGTTTGCAGTTTCCATAAGTTTTGCACCTGCATGTACTTCAACATTCATCCCTAACTGAAACAGCTCTTCAAATGCACTTAGTGCCTTAGTGTGAATTTCATCCATCTCTCTGTCATGTTGATTTAAGTCTTGGACCATCGGAAGTGCTGCATCAATCTTATCAGTTGTATCAATTGCAGAATTTAGCATAGCAGTAAGTTCAGTGGATTGTTCAATTGCAGTCTCAGGTTCAATCACACTATCCTTAGGCTCTTCTTCTGCCTGTGGTGCCAAGTTAAATGTTTCTTCTAACTTTTTTGTCATTGTATTATCCTATTTTTTCTTTTTAGGTTTACGTACTTTAGGTTTCTTGGTATTTTGGTATATGTCACCTTCATTCAAAACTCTAAACTTCATGCCTCTTTTCTTAGCCCATGATGTCGCTGCTTCCCATTTAGCATAATTTATTGCAACTTGTGCTTGGTCGCCCCTACCTTTAGCAAACTCTAGTTTTGTCTGTGATGATGGTTTTATCTCTATAAGTTCTGCATGTTTTTTACCACTTGCATCTATATATGTTATTACGAAATCTGGTACATAACCTGTTACTTTTCCTGTAAGTGGATTTTGATATGTTATTTTTACAGGTTCACTAGCCCAAGCAACAATATTTGGATTTTCATCACAAAAATTCATAAACGTATGTTCCCAACTACTTCTAAAAGTAGGGGTCTTACCGCCCGCATATTTTTGGGCATTTTTTATAGGATACTTGCCTTGATGAAATTTAGTCATTTAATAATCGCTCTTGCAACATATTTATTCGGATTTTTTTCTGACATTTTACCAGTAACATATCCATATCGCAAAGCGTTATTAATAATGAATGATCCTAGATCATTAAGTTTAAAATCAGTTGATACTTGGTCAACTAGATACGACGCATCAACTCCATATTGTTTAGCAGTTGTTAATATTTCATTTGCAAAAACTTTAGCACGTTCAACGGAAAAACCTTTTTTAACAAGTTTAGCAACAAGTATATCAATATTCATCTAATGCCTCCCGTTTTATTTCTCAAATTTAATATATTATTCTGAGTTGCAGAACGCGATTTGGAATCAAATTGTACTCCGGGAGCACGTAAATCTTTGTCTGAAAAATCTGAAGTTGGTGCTGAAAATGTTGGCGCAGTTGATACTACGGTAGTACGAGGACCAGTGGTATTATTCCCAAGTCTAGTAGATTTCAATAATGAATCTCTGATTATATCTCCGCCTACACCAAAGCGACTTTGTGAAGTTTCCAGTGCGGTTTGTATTCTGCCTATTCCAGTATTACCACCCAGTATCCCCTGTGCGATTGGAGATGTGATATTATCTAAATTAATTGATCTACCATTTAAAAAAGATGTTATCAGTTCATTTGATATCAAATTCGCTAAATCAATACCTGTGAACCTATCAGTGCCGCCATTTGCAAGTCTTGCATCTGGGAACCCAGCAACATTAGGATATAATATATCACTGGAGTATGGATTATCAGGAAATCTATTCCTACTGTTTACAGAATTTGTCATTTCACCAAAATCATTATTCTGTTTTAACGCTGACGCAGGCATTGGTATGGCGGTCGCCATCTCATCAGCAAATAATTTTTGAGCCTCTGCTATTTCTTCTGCAGTAGCATTGGGGTTTGATTTTGCATATTGTAATGTGCCGTGTAGTTTTTTAAGTCTACTTAATTGCTCTCTTGCATTAGTGTCTGATGACACTCCTAAAACCGAATTATCTTCAGCATCAATTTGTCCCAGATTTTTACCATCGGCCAATCCAGAAATCATTGATTCTAATCTTTTGTTAGTGTTAACATTAGAAATTAGTTTCATTGCATTAGTAACACTATTGCTTGGATCCAAATCTTCTAAAATAAATTCCAAACCTTGTTTCATCCAATCTGGCATAGTAACATTATTTTGAGGCGTCCCAAATATAACATTCTCAGGTTGTAATTGAAGATCAATTGTTCGCAATGATGAGTCTGAATAATCGCTGCCACTGAATGTAATATTAGTCAGAAGAGGATTTATTATTTCTATTTTTTGAATAGATGCAGTATGATTACCAGCATCTCCGATATCTATTGATCCACTAGTATCAAATGAAGAGCCGGGACCAGAATATGCAGGGGGCGCCGATGCACCAAATGAACCAAAGAAGTGATAGATAACTATTTTTTTAAAACTTCGGTAATACCCTGTATCTTCAGCATTTGATGGAAGACTACGCCCAGAGGTTCTGTCTCTAATCGTGCTATCCAAAACACTAGATTCGGTTCCAAGATTAGCATTTTTAAAAAAATTACTATATAACTCATTTGCAATTGTGAAGCCACTTCCGTCAGTCTTATCATATAGACTGACGGAAATCTCAGGAAAATTAACATAAACAGGTAAATGTACTTTTTTACCATATTTGTCAACAGATACTGTTTCAGTTGAAATAGTTATTGGCGAGACTGTTTTGGCGAATGATGACATACCAGATGATAATCCAGTTACTGTATCTATGAACTCAATAAACCACATATCTCCCATTTTTGGAGAATTTGTGATAAAATCACCAGAAAAACCAAACTTGCTGGTGGCTTGATTGCTACCCGCTAGAATGGTTCTATCTGTACGTTCATTTTGTATAGACTTATCCGCCATATTATATTACCTATTATCCAGTCAAACTTGAATCGTTAGTAAAGCCCGGTGAAGGCATCAAATCAGTGTCAGTTAAAATAGCGTTATCATACTGAAGTGTCAAGTTGATTGTAACTGCATCTGATACTGCATAATCACTTTGTGAATAATCTGTATTTGTTAGGAAACAGCCTTCTAGTTGCCACTGTTCGATTGGATTGCCATCGTTGCCGTTTAGTGTTTCGATAAGTGTTGAGAACTTATAGTTTGTTCCTGAAAGAGGACCAGTTTGATTTCTGTGGTCTAGTTGTGATTGTACTTGGCGACCAACCAGTTTAGTTAATGAGTTAGCAACATCATCACGTAATGTGATTGTAATTGGTTCCCACGTGTGCTTTCCCATCATATACATACGAGAGTTGTATGAATCTATAGGGATTGACTCGTGTGAAACTTTGGGACGAGTTACATTCATAACCTGTCTTGTAAAATCTGTTGTGTTCTCTGAAAGACCGCCAAAGCCAGCAACTTGCACTCTAAAACGATAGTTTAATTTAGGCTGTAAAATACCTGTACCTGTTGCAGCGCCGCTATCTGTTGGAACACCGAAATTTTGTAATGTTCTTGCCATAATGATATCTCCTGATATAGTTTTGCGTTATACAAGTATTTATCAGTATTTATTAAAATTAAAGTTGTAGTTAATAAAAAACCCGACATTACTGCCGGGTCTCTTAAAATTATTGTTTTTGCTACTATATTATAGTTCTTCGCCTGTATTACGAATACGTAGTGGTATATAGATAAATTCAACTGATTTGACCGGTTGAATTGCAATGTCTACCCATAATTCGTTTCTATCAATACGTGCAGGTGTATTGTTAGATTCGTCACAAACTACTAGGAAGTCATAAAGTCCTCTGTTAGTAACTAGACCACCACAGAAACGCTCAACTGCATCACGCATATTGTCACGTGTGATTTTGTCATTCTGCTCAAACAAGAAACCTCTTGATAGTTGGTCTAAACTATAACGCATGTGATTAACTAGTCTTGCTACGTTAATACGGTCAAGTGCTGATGCAAATGATTGTTGTGTCTTTTGACCATATACAACTAAACCCGTACCTGGCATATCTGCAATTGGGTTCATACGGTTTGCATACATCACATCACGTTGTCCTTCTGTAAGACGAACACGAACAAATTCATTTTCATTATTTACATAACCAACTTGTGACGCATTAGTAACAATACCACGTGTCAAACCTGCTGGCGCAAACCATGGAAAAGATACTTGGTCAGAGAAAGCAATAGTGCGTAATGCAATTGCTGATGCTGGCATAACAACTTCATTACCTGATAGATCAGTTGTTAGACCATGTGGATAATAAACACCTGCATACGCATCTGTTACTGTATTATTATCTGCCCATGCTTTAATATCTGTTGCAGTACCTTTTAGTGTCATTGGAGTATCACCGATGACAAATGCTATTTCTTTTTTGTCTTTGTTTAGACCAATCATTTCATCTGTTAGTTCCGGATAACCCGGTGCTGCAATCAAGTTGAAGTATACTGCTTCTGCGCGAATACCTTCATTTGATACTAACGCAGAACTCATTGCCTCTGATACCATGTGACGCTGTGCTGATGAACCGAATTTACCTGAACCATCAAGATTTACACCCGATGCCCATTCCCATTTACCATCTACATATTGCTTGACATTATATGTTGTATAATCCATGTTAATCATTAGAATATTTTCTGGAAGTAGTTCAGCATTTGGTGTATTTTCATGTGCATCGCGTGCATTTTCATTACCCAAAGTATCATAAGGTGCATCTGCTGAGTAGTGACCGAAAATCATACCATTTGTTGATGATTGGTCAGCATTATCTAGTTTTGCCCATTCTGCTCCGCTATAACGCCAAATTACTGGATAATTTGCTGCATCTGTATCTACCCAGATATCACCAGCTACTAGTGCAGATGTTCCATCTTTACGTGCAGTTGGGCGCATTGAACGTAATTGTAGTTCATTTGCATATATACCATCGTTATCTTCTGACCATGCATACT